TCTAGTTTACTTTTGAAATGAATTTTGTCATAGTCGTACGGCGTAGCGTTTCTAACTTTTTTATTTACCGATTTATGACGTTTATTCATTATTCAAAATTTAACACTAATCTTAAGTGTTTTTGTGGCAAGTATTTAGTAGGGAATTATAAGTATCTTCCCATTGTACATTACCGTCTGGTATTAACCCTAAATTAATTAAGGCTTGACCGGGTCTTAGATAAAAATTCTGTCTCCAATATGTCTTGAATTCTTCTTTTTCAAATCTATTAGGTAAATTTTTAGAAAGTCTCCACCTACTAATAATTTTATCCCAATCTATATTTTCAACAAAATAATCAATTTTTTCTTTTTTATTCATTTAAAACAAATCTTTTTAATGATTTAATTTTCAATTCATCTTTATTAGGTAAGAATAATAATTCACATAGTACATTACTACCTATTATTTGGTCTTGTAGATTGTGTAACATTCCCCTAAATGCCAATGAAGTATCAGAGAGATCATAAATCAATTCAGTTTCCCCAAACTTTATTATCATTGAATCAGTCATCTCTAATGTTTCACCTGGGAGGAATTTTGCACTATTTTTTAATTTTGTTACAATTCCATAAATGTCTTCTGTTGGGTAGAGTACTACAGCATCAGTGTTTTTTACACTTGCCTTACCTTGTTTGTAATAACCATACTTATGTAGTAAATAAATACCTTCATTATCTTTTACTTCACTTAATAGGAAACTAGCTAACTCTTCCAAGTTTGCTTTACTCCTTACTTCAGTATAGATAGCCGGTACTACATTAGGTATGAAAGGATTTGTTTTCGTACCAAAAAATGCTTTTACTAAATCAGTAATATTTTTGTACAGCATTTCATCAATACTTTTTTCGTACAATACCATTGTTACGTACAACTGTAAATCAATTGGTAATAATTTTTCACTACTGATTAGTATTTTAAAGAGCTGTTCTTCAGTTAAATCACCGTTAAACAGCGTTGCGTGAACTGTGAATCCCCTAGAACTTGTTAGTTCTAAAATGCTTTTAAAACGTGTCCTGAATTGAGTATTCAGTATTATGTAAGGAAATTGATTAATTAAGGGATGACCTTCACGTATTATAATTTCTAACCCTTTCTTTTTTGGAGTAACATATAAAGGAAAAGAATCTTCCTTTAATTTTACAAATGCTAACCTACCTTTTACAATAGGTATATTCAAAGGCTCGAAATTAAGGTCTATATTTGAAATGTTTTTCTTTTGCATCTTCAATTTTTTGTTTGATATGTCCTTCTGTTAAATATCTACCTACACCTAAATGCATATCAGTTACATCTTTCATTGATTTTATATTAGTAAATACAAAACCAAATTCTGGATTTTGCCTGATAAGTTTACGAGCACCACATACTCCTGCTTTATCCCAATCATATAGTACTATTATATATTTGAAATTATCTTTAAGTATTTTTAAAGCTTTTTCTGGGATTGTATGTCCCTCTCCATTTGGTGCTATGGCTGTGTAGCCCATTTGATAAAGATACATAACATCTTTAAGGGATTTTGTTATGATTACAGTATCTTTACTATAATCTAACTGTTCCCAACCCTGTAAATACTCGCTTGTACAATTTGTATAAAATCGTTTAGCTTTATAGTAGGGACGATATATTTTATCTCTATCATAGATCTCATAGTCAAACATAGGTTTGCCTATAGTTGTCCAACCGCTCAATCTACCATTAACATAATATTTGTCAATTTCGTGTACTTTAAAGTACTCTAATGTTTCTTGCCGTATGCCATATTGTTCCCAATAGGCTTTACCAGCTGCTGTAAAAGGTATTTTATGAGCGTAAATTTCTTTTGTACCAGGTTGTATTTCTGGTATTCTTAGTGTCCTTTTTGGTTTTAGTTTTTTGTACTGTTTGTAAAGGTATTCAATAGTTTCTTGACTCCTCGAATGTCCTTCTAACAACTTGGCAAATTTAATAGCATCACCTGATTCACCTGAACCTAAGTCTTTAAATAGTATATTACCATTCCTAGCCCTAAATAGGCCAAATGAAGGGTTTAAATCAAACCTGAAAGGTGATTTGTATATTTTCCCTACTACTGGCTTATAGCCGAGGTACTGTACAAATATATCATATTCTGATATTAATTTGTATACATCTTCCCTAGTAGGTTTATATAAATCTGCCGGATTGTACATATTACCAAGCTATATTAAGTGTAATCTCTTTCTTTTTACCATTGTTAATAAATCCAACTTGGAAATTTTTTTCCCTAAGTTCTGTAATAAGATTTGTATAGTAAACTATGTTAACTTGTACAGAGACGTGGTCATTGCCTTCTTTAGCAGCTTGTATTATTTTCTTTTCCACTATCCTACACTCATCAACATAATTTGTATAAAATCTTGCGTCTTCTGCTGTTAGTTTTATCATAGTATTATAAATAAAGCCTACCCCCGAAGGGATAGGCTGTTTTTATTTAGAATGGTAAATCATCCCCTTTATCTGCTGGAATATCTGTAACCTTGGAGTTGGTATTGGAATCCAGTAAAGGATTTTTGGTGCGACTATTACCATTAGTTAGTTTTGGTCTAACAGTAATATCTCTACCTTCGATCATTTGAATTTGAGATTTATCAGCTGGTACTTTATCAACTCTTTCTATCCATTCGATAGAGTCATAAGTATAGCTAGGAGTTGTGACCCAACCATTCTTATCATAAGTTGCTTTAATGCGCAGCTTCACACCTTTAGTTTTACCATCAATTTTGCTTTTCACAAATTGACAGAATTCTTTGAAAGTTTCAAAGTCTTTATCGACTTTAAGATCCTCCTCAGGTACAAATTGCTTTGCTACTTTGAGGATTCTTTTCATTTGCTGTTGTATTACAGCTTCATACCTTCTTTTATTTTCTTCAGGTAAACTTTCAAAATTATCTGGAAGATTTACTTCCCATTCTGTTTTAGAGAGACGTTGCCCTTGACTATTAGTATAATAATAAGCAAAGAAAACTTTGCCGTTCTTAGACTCATCAAGAACGATGTCTGAGAGCTCGACTTCATGTATCCCTACACCAACGTAAGAAGGAGCTTTAGTAGCTAGTACTGAATCTGTTATTTTGTACATAGTTTATTATTTTTCATACTCCTTGTAAGTCTCAATAACATATTTGAGATCATTTGGGATACGGTATTCTGAGAATAATCCTAACGGAGTCCTACAAGTATTTTTACCATTATTTTGCGTTAAAAAGTAATATTCCGGTTTACCATCTTTCATTACGACCTCTGTATAGAGAACCATATGAAACAGATATTCCGGTTCGATTTTCTCTTTCACTAATTTGCCTGCAATGACTTTAAATGAGGTTCTTAAATCCCCCTCAGAATCGTAATTGTACTCAACGTGAGCCATAATTACTACTACAAGGTCATCTCGTAATGTCCTTGCTTTCTTCATAATGTCATAAGCATCTTTAGCGAAATCACCGAACTTTTCGAATCCTTTTTCTTTAAGTCGGTTCATGAACTCATTAATCAATACACTAGTTAATGTATCAATAACAAGCACTTTAATTTCCGGTTTTTCCTCAGAGATGATTTCCATCAATCTGAGTATTGTACCAGGATCAGTTGTTTCGAAATAATTACTTTTTGCAATATCTAACTTACCGTTATCTTTAAAAACTGTTTTGTAACTGGTCTTTGACCCTGGCAAACCTAAAGGTTTCTCATCCGCATGGATGATAAATGTTTCTTTTGGATCCAAATTCCTAATACTGGCAGTTTTACCAGTACCAGGAGGACCCATTACTAGAATAGGTGTTGCCATTTACAATTGTTTTTAGGCGATTATTACTCTGCTAAGTGAATAAGGTACTTCCTTAGCTTTTTTCTTTTTGCCTTTTAGCAGTCTTTTAATAGCTGCTTCATCATCATAATCTACCCGTGAGTTTCCTACACGAATAAAATTAGAATGATAAGTTACTTCAGTATGAGCTTTAGGTTCATTAACCGGAGCAACTTCGTAAATATAGGCTTCAAATTTGTCAAGGATAAGAGAAAAATCCTTCTCAATATCCAGAATCGGAACAGAATAAATAGGCAAATACTTAGAAACTAGAAAATCTTTGGGATCTTCAAAAGAAACATTGTATTTACTGCTTACTCCAACTCCAATTACACTTCGGTCTTTTCTTATATATTCACCGAATTCAACGTAATCATTTCCATCACGGATTTCAAGCTGAGCAACTTTTTTCTCAGGATTAGAAATACGCTTTTTAGAAGTCAAACCTTCTACTTTGAAACCAGGAACAGCAGAAATTGCAACTTGCAGTGCTGCTAGCCAAAGACCTTTGTTCAGTGTTTCTTTGTTCGGAAATCTTATAAGAAATGAATTATTTTTGCTTTTAAGTTTCATATGGCAATGTGTTAAAGATTATTTAATTCAAGAGTAGGCTGAGCAGGATCTCCTTTAGGAGGCTCCTCAATCCTATTATATTTAAGGTTATTGTCAAATTGCAGGACCTTAACTTCTCCATCTCGATTCTTTAGCATATGAAGATAAACTTTATTTTTAGTTGGCCATCCTTTCTTACCATATTGGGTAATACCCAACATTTCTGGTCTATGTAAGACCAATAAATAATCAGAAGCCTGAAAAAGACTATCTCCACCAAAGATATCTTTACGCATTGGAAAATGCATTGATGGGTTAGTAATTCTGTCAGTACCTTCAATATCCCTATTCATTTGAGATAATTGAATGATGGATGTTCTACCTATCTTCTTTACACGCATAAACATATATTGAAGATCTGCAAGAATTTTTCTTTCAGAATCACCTAGTTTTCCTCTTGTTAATAGAGTATGGTCCAGCATTACTACTAGCCATTTATCTTTAGCCTTGGTTCTTAGGAAATGAAGTATTGTTGCTTCTATCTCCTCCACATTGCCTGGCATATCTACATAGTAGATTTCGTATTTTTTTATTTTACTTGTTTCTGTTTTTATCAGTTCAAGATCTGTTTCGGATAGTTTAGCAGTAGGATCACCACTATACAATTCCTTTGTAGTCTTATTAAGTTTACTACTTAATTTCCTACCAACTTGTCTTGATGAAATCATCTCAAAGTTGAATGAGAGCACGACAAAATCAATGTCGGGGTTCAAGTCGAATAAGTCTGTCTCTAGGCTATTAGCGAAACTTGATTTACCACTACCAGAAATTCCGGCTATAGTCATAATGATATTAGGCTCTATTCCACCCATGGTTAGTCTATTAAACTTATTCCATCTTGTTTTTAATGACTTTATTTTCCCGCTTTTTCTGTGAGTAATATAGTTTACTATTTCATCTGAAGCTTTAGAGATATGATTATAGTTTAGCACTTTATTCGAGTTCACTTCCATAATCTTTCCCTTCCCCTTCAAATATTTTAATCCGCTCTTCATCCTTCATTCTCTCTCCCCAATTCTCCCATTCTTCAGCGGCAAGCCAATTAGGCATTCCTTTAAACCACATCATATCTCCAGATGCAGTCCTTTGTTCGACTTCATATTTTAAGCATTTTAATATATGTTCATGAATATCCTTTCTCTTACGAGTAATCTTAAAATACTTATCCCTACTACGTTTTTTATCAGTCTTTAGATAGGCTCTTTTACCATCCTTTCTAATAACTGATGTAGGAAAAGCATCTAAGAATTCTTGGAAATAATCACGAGCTTCATATACTTCTTTGCCCTTTTCTGTTAGTTTTAGGGAAAGAGCAGTCTTTCCTTCAACATAACCTAACTCTTTGAGCCTTACAAGCTCATATTCAAAAGGATCTTGTTTAAGACCTGTTGACAATTCTTTAACCACCTTATTCTTACCTTCATACAACAAAGATAAAAGGACGGCTTCGTTTGGAGATAGGTTATTTTTTAACAGAAAATCAGTTTCAAGTTTTAGTTCCATATCTAGCTAGATTTAAAGAGCTAAATGTTTTGGAACTGTTTGGTTACATGTCTCGGATACGATAGCTCCGAATTAATTTAAGTGTTTCCAAATATTTGTAATTTAGGGATCAATTAATGTTCCCAGTGATCTGAAATTTCCGGTACGGCTGTCATTTGTATATATTTAATAAAATATTTACCAGCTCGTTCCATTGAATTTTTTAATATCTCTGCTGCTTGTTCTGCAAATTCTTTATCTGCTTCCATAAGTATTTCATCATGGACTACATTTATCAATTTTATTTTAGCTTCTTTAGTAGGTTTAATACCCATTCGTAGAAGCTCTTCACGAGCCAATATAAGGGCTGTCTTGGTCATATCTCCCGCTGTACCTTGTACTGGGGTATTCATACCTTTACGTTCAATTCTGCCCTTTAATTTAGCTTTCTGACTACGCTCTTCTTTTGTTAATTCATGGTACTGTTTAATATTTAAATTTTGATATTCTTCCCATTCAGGTATCCACCTGATTCGTTTGGTAATATTATTAGTACGAATATAACCATGTTCTAAAGCGTATTGTTTATTTTTTGTGAATAAATTCTTTAAAGTAGGGAATCCAGAGTAAAAAGATGAGATAAGTTTCTCAGCTTCTTTTATAGTAATCTTCAAAGTTTTTGAAAGTGTAAAGGCTGATCCCCCAAAGGAGATCATAAAATTTAGAATCTTACCCTTTTGCCGATACTCTTTATTCTCATTAGTCTTTGTTACTATGAATTCCCGTCCAAAGGCTGCACTAAACATCTTTGTTGCAACGAAACTATGGACGTCTCCATCTCCATAGTTGAAGAAGTCAATGTAGTCTTTGTCTTTTGCTTTATCTGCCATTATCCTACCTTCTTGGTTAGAATAGTCAGCAGATACAATTACTTTTCCTTCAGGTGCTACAAAAGCTGACCTGAATTCAGCATCACTTGGTATTTGTTGCATATTTGGGTTACGACTACTCATTCTACCAGTATCAACCATTTGATTGAATTGTGAATGAAGTCTGTTATCTTTGCCAAGATGTTTTTCTAAAAAGGTCTTACCAAATGAGCTTATTACTTTTGCTTCTTTCCTATATTGTATTAATAGGTCTACAAAGTGAGGTTTCTCACGTAGTAGGAGCAAAGCCGGTGTTCCTGAACTAGGGTTACCATCCTTGTCTTCAGGGAATACATTAAATACTTCTGTAAGTATTTTGTAAACTTGTTGATCGCTGTTCCAATTAACAGCTGTGAACCTTTGCCTTACATTATCTCCAAATAGGGATAGTTGATAAGCTTTTTGTTCATACTGTGGTGCTTGTTTAATTAACTCTTTATCTAAGAACATTTGAGTATCAATTATTCTCAGAGCGTATTTTTCATGCAGTTTTAACCATTTAGTAGGGTCGATATTAATACCGTTGTATTCTATATCAGCTACAGCTAACACTGATTTGTTTTCAAGATTTACAGTTTTTTGTAATTTGTATTTCTTAATCCAATATTGCTGCTTTTCATATATTTCTAATGGGTATACTACATCTTTAGCACCATATAGTATTTGATCATATGTAAATGACTTAGAGCTTAGCTCTGTGAATTCATTACGTATTGTTTTAGGCGGTTTAATTTCAAAGTAATGGTAATATACCCCAGCTAATGAGAAACGCTTGTAGCGCCTTATATAGGACTGTGTATACTTGCCATTATATATTACTTTATCCGCTAACATTGTGTCATATATTTTGTGTAAGATTATACCATACTGTTTGAGCATATTATAATCAAATTTAATATTATGACCTACAAATACTATAGATTTCCTTTCGAGGAAGGGTTTTAAGACAGAGAAATCAAAGCCCCTTGTATCGATAACTAACTGAATGTTTTTAAATCCTAACTGGAGCATAACCACTTTATGTCTTAAAGGATCCAGTCCAGTGGTTTCGACGTCTAAAGCTACCAGTCTGGTTGACTTAAATAGTTCTTTTAGTTTAACAAGGAGCTCTGATTTATTTATTTGCCTTACTTCTTCCTCAGCCAAGACTGAAGTCTGTGGAGAATAGAAGTATACCATTTTTCTTTCTTTTCAACTTCCAACAATTCTATATGTCTGAAATGTCTTCGTTGATTTTTTGGGAAAAATGATAAGGCTGAAAGTCTCTGTTTATACGTTGGATTAATACCAATTCTTTCAAGATATTTATGCAACGTGGAATTATAAATAATTGCATTGTTTTCAAAATTATCGCCAGGTTTTGCAACCTTGTAAACGATTAGTTTAGAGTCACCTTTATGGTGATGGACCAATGTAACCTTATCCCCACGTTGTAACGTGAGTCTTTTCATTCATTACAATTTTATATCGAGGTATTTTACTCTAATCTTCATGCTCTTATTGTAAGCTGTTTGAGTACGATAATGAGCATCTATTATCTTTTTGTTTTCACTTACTTTTTCTTCAAGATATTTTTGTAGATCTGTTTTGAGAGTTCCTTCTTTAACGTACTTATTTACGTTTATACGAATTAATACTTGGTTTAGTGTTTTAAGATCACTAGATTGAAAAATACAACCATTAATACCAAGCATATTCTTTTCCGGACTACCTACATTTGCAATTGCATTCAACTGCTTAAATATAGTAAGATTATACTGTAAAGCCTCGATTTGGTTAATAATCTTTTTAACTTTCTCGAGTTTCAAATTGTGACTGCCTGTTAGGCTACCCACTAAGCTTTTTATTTTTGCTACAGTAGCTTGTTTTAATTCAATTAATTCTTGTAGAGTTAATTCTTTTGAGATAGTTTTATACTCTTTTAAAGAATCGAATTCTACTACTGCACCCTGAACGAAATTTGATTTTGTTCCCATTTTTTAAAGTTTTTGAAATTTAACATGGTTTGTAACAAATTTCCTTTAGTACAAGATAATAATTTGAGTGGGTCTATACTCTTTTTATGTATCCTTATTTCGTAATGTAGGTGTGGGCCTGTAGATACACCAGTATTACCTGAATGTGCTATTAATTGCCCAGACTTTACTATTTCCCCTACTTTAACGTTAGTTCCATTCAAATGACCGTAAATAGTTTCAATACCATTTTCATGGTCTATCACTACTTTCTTGCCATAACCGTATGAATAGGATACTTGCTTAACAACTCCATCTGCAGATGCATATACTTCGGAATTTAAGGGTAGTACAATATCAATTCCTCTGTGAAGTTTTTTAACTTTGTATATTGGGTGCATCCTCATACCATAAAAACTACTGAAATATAGAAAATCTTTGGGGTTGAAAGGTAAATCTATTGGTAAGTTTGTAGTTCTTATATTAAAATTATTTAATAGGTACTTTTTTGTGTTGGAGGTTGTTTCTAAAGCTTTATCGATTGTTTCAATAGTAGTATTTGGAATTTGATTTGAAATAGGGATTGTTGTATGAGATTGGGAAATGTTTAGAAAACTATTTAAAACTAACAATAAACCTATCATTAGTTTCCTCATACTTATAAATTTAGTTAGACATAGTGTCCATACCTAGCTCATCGTTTTGAGTAGAGGACACGAGAGTGCTCAATTTTACCTTATTTAAAGGTATAATGTTACGTTTGTGAACAAGGGGGACAACCAAGCCCCCCTGCTCCTGGTGTAGGAACTTTATCTGTTTTCTTTTCGCTTTTTTTGTCGTTTTGTTATTATTTTTAGCTTCTCTTCGATAGCTTTCAACATAACTAACTCTACTCCTACTAAAAGTTCAGAGTTATTTTCACGAATTTCGTGAATGTTTCTACGAATAGCGTGCAGTCTATTAAAAACTGCTTCGCGGTTTTTGTATTTTACCATTGTTCCTAGGATGTTTAAGCACGGTTTGTTATTACACAGCTTGGTAGTTTTTCGTTTATAACTGCTTCGACGATACCGCGCAATGATTTGTATTTAGTTTTGGCTTCTTTGTAGCCTTCTTTGCTGAATTCGTAATATTTTTGAGTTACATCATCTTCAATCTGGTACAAGTATCTATCCTTGATCTTCACTCTAATAGTACTCTTAATAGGTTTATAAGGTTTCAACCCTTTACGTTTTCTGCGTGTTCGAATTTCTTTCTCTAAAGCATCCAATTGTTTACCTTGTTTAATCCTGATATTACGTTTAAACCTAGCTGTTACCTTTTCAGGTTTCATATACTTAGGCTCTTTAGGACCTAATTCTATTTTCCCTACTTCCCATAGTATCTTATAAATACCACGAGTATCAGCTCTTGCTATTTTCCAAGTCT